AATTTTTCGATCTACAACTCATCTCACCACCGATTTCATGGAAATTATAAACATTCTTCACTGCGGCTCGAAAATTTCTTTTCTTAACCCTCTCTTCCTCCATAGGGGAAACGAGTTCACAGATGTCACCAAAGGTGACCTTCCGATCAAACAGCAAAGCAAGTGTAAGCTTTCCATAAATATCGTTATATTCGTCCTCAATTTTTGAAAATGTATCATCTGATTTTATTTCTAAAAAATCAGCATCTCCCAGCCATCGGGCTTCATGGAGATATCTAGAATTAACTAGACTATGCATTTTCCATTGATCAGGATCTTTAATCACTGCCACCTTCTTTTGCCCATTAGATATTTGCTTACGCAATTCAAAGGCTAGGGCTCTATCCCTAAAAGAGAATGGATGAAATTCAGGTGAGAGGCCAAAACCTCCCAACCACTCGGGGAAAAACCACTTCGAGCATGGATTAAATTCATCCAGACTATGTAATAAGTCATGGTGACTACGGAGAAAGGATGCGTCTGCTTCTTTCTTCACAATAAGAGGACATGTAGACATTAAATTCCGGTGCACAGTACCAATATTAGCCAAGGTTTTTTCACCCTTTAGACCAGATTTGGACTGTCCAAATAATAAACCCGGATTTAGATGGAGCCTTTCGACCCAACCCAAAGACGTCTTATCAAACATCATAGAATTAATGACACAAAATTTGTCAGAAAAATACGTCTTGCCAACAGAAGATTCAAGTCCTCCGAAGGCAGTAATTTTCTCCCAACAATCTCGAATGTTCTCGGTTCTACCCGAAAAAACACAATCGTCGCCATTTACCCTCAAAGGTAAAAATTTATTTAGTTTTAATGTGCGACGAGAGGAGACCTCCATTGCGAATCTACAAAGTGCAGCATTCGCTATACATAGAAAAGGGAAAGATATTATCGAACCCATCAATTGACCCTCTTTTTGAGGAAGATATTGCGGAATTTTCCCATAACTTTGATATTGGGTAATTTCATCCGCTCCTTAGGATCATTCGATGAATTGATAAAAATATGTCCTGTTAAGCAAACACGAATCATTTCAGACAAATCTCGAAAATAATTCTCCGGAAGGAGTTCCAATTCCTCT